GCGTGCTGTATTTCCCGATTTTTTCAGAGCGGGTCTGGAGGGTTTCGCTGGAGTGTTATCGCGCTCTGAGTTGAAGGATCCGCCGCCAACATTTGAAGCAGCCAAGGATAACGTAGACCTGGAGGGCAATTCGCTTGAGGCTTTCTGGCTCACCGTGGATCCCCTGTGTCTGCGCGATGGCGCCGTCCCGATCATCGTGGAGATGCCAGATGGCCAGCCCACCGATGGGGCCAGTGAAGCAGCGGCAAAGCGGCGCCCATACCTAGTCAGCCGCACCCGTGCCACCTGCCTGAACTGGCGGACCGCCGTAGTGGGTTCGGTTGAGGTGGTGACCCGCTGCACCTTCCTGGAATGGGCGGAAGTTGACAGTGAGGATGGTGATTTTGGGGTGAAATATGAAGAGCGCTACCGGGTGATCGAGCCGGGTAAGTGGACGCTCTACCGACTGGTGAAACGTGCCGATGGCTCGATGGAAATCCAGGAGGTAGAAAACGGGGAGTACCTCGACTCGAACCAAAAGCCGCTGACCATCTGCCCCGTGGTTTGGTACTCGGCCGAGAAGGCTGGCTTCGGCCAAGGTGCTCTACCGCTGCGGCAGGTGGTGGAGAGGTGCTTCCAGTTTTTCCGCAAGTCAAGCGATTTAGAGGAGAAAACCCACAAGTGCGCCATGCCGGTGCCGGTGGAGGAAGGTGGCCTACCGCCTGGCCCTGGCCAGCCTGCCGCCCCGCTGGTGATCGGGCCCAACACTGTAATCAGGCTGCAAACGGGAGGGAAGTTCTACTGGTCTGAGCCTGCGGCTACCTCACTGGCTGAGCAGCGGGCTCAAGTCGCCGAAGTAAAGGAGCTGATTGATCAGCAGTTGATGGGTTTCCTGACCGGCGAGAGCAAGATCGCCAAGACCGCCACCCAGTCGCAGATGGAAGGCGGCCGAACCCAGGCGAGTACTAGGGCGATGGGCGAGCGCAAGAAGTCGGTTATGCAGTCCATCCTTGTGATCTGGTGCCTCTACACCGGCGAAAAGCTGGCAGTAGGCGCCGGCCTGACCATGGACGAAAACGCCTTCGCCCCCCCGGTGGATGCGCAACGAGCAGACGCATTGCAGCGGCTTGCTGGTGGTGTTGAGCTGATCAGCCAGGAGAGCGGCGTTGCGGAGCTGATTCGTGGTGGGTTCAACCGGTCAACAACCAGCGTGGCCGATGAGATGGAGCGGATCAACCGGGAGCGGCCGATGCTGGGGGCGCCGACGCCGGAGCGGGACGACACGATCACGCCACTGGATGAGGAGCTACCGGGCGAGGATGAGGGCTGAGGGATTGTGACGGATTGCGAAGTGTGCGGGCTGGTTACTGCTGAGCCGTAACGGACCGGCTACAATATGACGACAGGGGGCGGCCCCGCTCGGCAGCCCAGAGGCTGCGCTGAACATGACCACCACCGATACCAAGCTGGTGTATGCCGATGAAGTCGGCGGCAGAATTGCGGGCTTCACGGTTCGCAGCGCTGCTGGCGTTGAGCTTTGCCGCACGATTGAGCAACTGGAGTCGATCGGCGCCACTGCCTGGGCCAACAGTATTGAGCTGTTGATCTGGCTGAGCCGCACTCCCGAATTCTGGGGCCACGGCACCACCAGCGCCAAATTCAAGGTCTGGGATCGGCAGTCCGAGCAAGTGCGGGAGGTGACAGTTCCGCGTAAGGGGTGTGAGGAACCGCTACACCGCGATCAACTGCAGTGATCGGCAAGCACCGCCCCGGTCACACGGGGCTTTTTCATGCCCGGCCCAGATTGCGACAATCTGTGAACTGTCACCCCTTCCCCCGCGTGTTGCGTAACGCACCGGCTACTATATGAAGACCGGGGGAGAGATCCACCGATCGCCAGCCGGCTACAGGCGTTAAACCGAGCCGAACCGCCCCCAGTAGTCCGGGGGCAACCAACCACCACCACCACCGCCACCGACTGCCAGCCATGACCACCACCCTGACCGTTTCCGACTTCGCCGCCGCCGGCCAGTTCTGGACGCAGTTTCGCGGGGAAGAAATTGATCACATCCTCATCACCCGCGAGGATGGCACCCAGACCGAAGCCCGTGGCCTGCTGCACATCGCCAATACCTGGTACATCAACGGCCCACTTCGCAACGGCTACACAATCTCAACCCTGAACCTTGGTCCTATCCCCGCAACGGCAGGCACAACAATTCAGTTCGAGAAGCCCGCAGGAGCCAAGGCGTTCCGCAAGCCTGCAGACGCTCACAAGAAAATCTGGGGCTAACACCAGCGCAGGGGGTCCACCTTCGGGCCTCTGCTGTCCGCTCTTCAACCATCCAACACCCCAACACCCCGGCAATGAATCACTTAGTCATCGTTCCCACCCACGAAGTAACCAGCCTGGCCCACGGCGTCACCGCAGCCGACGATATGGAGGCGTCGCAGGACTGGGAGAGGGATGCTGCGAGGCGACGCAGCCACGATCTAAGGCGCTGGCAGCAGGAGTCCGAAGTGCGGGGCGGGTTCCGCATCTGACCGATTGCGACAATCTGTGAACCGGTCCACCATCCCCTCGCTGTCCCGTAACGGACCGGCTACCATATGGAGACAGGCAAGGGGGAACCCGAGCCACCACCACCGAACCAGCCATGACCGCCAGCAAAAAGAACAACCCAGCACCCATGACCGTTAACGAAGCGCAAAAAATGGGAATTGCCGCTTTTATGGCTGGCATCAAATGCCCAGGCCATGATCAGAAATTCTTAGATGCAACTCTAAACACCGGTCATTTTATCCCATTGGCTAAGGCCTGGATCCATGGACGGACTATTGCCAACTTAGCCGCAGGCGCTCCGCCCGAAACGCCGAGCGTACAGCGCTTAATGCAAATCTTGGCCGCCTGATCGTCACCCCGCCGGGGCTTCCCGGCAACAATCCCCTTGCGTCCCTGCCATGGCCTACCCCTTTTTTAAGCAAAACCGAACCATCTACTGGAACGAAAGCTTTGCCGTGGTTCAAGCGGCACACGCACAGATGACAGCAGACAACCCGCCTCGATTTGACAAAGATGGGACCGAGCTAACCAGCAACCCACCAGGCCCGATCCAATGGAGCGATAAGCATCCAAGCTGTTTGACCAGCGGCCCGACTGGCAGCCAGCACGATCTGAAGCCTGGCGATTGTCCACACGCTTGGCGCATCAATGCCTGACCAATCCCCAGAATGGATCCGCAAAGCCCTCCAGCTCTATTTCGTAGTCCGACCCGGTATCCATGTTGACCATGTTGACCTGATTGGGTATTTCCGTGTTGCATCTGTACTTGATGCCGCCGAAGACCTAGTGCGTGCTGGGTGGCTAGTTAGGGCCGATGGACCTTATCCCAAGCTCAAGCGATCCGATGCCTGACCCCACCATGCACGCATCCGACTGGGAAAACATCGGCCGTTGCGCCGAGTCCCGCCACGAAGCTCTCTACCACGAAGCAATGGAGACCGGGGAGAAGACGTTTTATGGTCACCGCACTTTCATCACCTGGGGACCATTGCATGACCGTGCTGTGCGAGAACTTGAAACCTGCCTAATGGCGCGACGGGTGGCATCCAAGTGCTCCAATGCCTGACCCCAGCACCCCCAGCACCTTGCCCCCAACACATCCACCAGGCCCGAGGCCTGGGCAGACCTGCCTTTACCGAGGCGGAGAGGTTTTCTACGCAGATCCTGCGGCCATTGATCGCTTGGAAGCGGGAGTTTGGAGCGAATACAACAGCCCTCCAGTACCGACAAAGATCTACAACCGACGTCTGGCTGAGCTGGCTAACGCTTTGATTCGCCGGCCGTCTTTCTTCAATTCCGATGCCTGCTAACGACCCCACCGGAGCCGACCGCCAGCGCCGCTACCGCGACCGTCAGGCCGGCCTGTTGCCCCCTGCAGAGCTACGGCCCTGCGCCTGCTGCCCCCGCCAGCACACCGGCACCCACGGTGATCACTGCTGGGAGTGCTGGCGACTGCACACCGACGCGGGGCGTGCCGATCGAGCGGCGCGGGTTGCTCGATCCAGGAAGCGTAGACGCCGGGAGCAGGAGCAGGTAAGCTAGGCCCGACCACCTGACCACCTGCCCCATGTCTGCTGAAATCACCCCTGTTGAAGCCCTTCACGAAAGCATCACCGAATTGATCGAAGAAACCGAATGCAGCCTGTTTGAGGTTGTTGGCGTACTCGAAGTGGTCAAAACCGAAACCACCCTGGCATCCTTGGCGGATGAGATTGAAGCCGAAGGGGAGTTTGAAAGCGACGGCGTGGTGGGTGAATGACCGCCCCGGTCTGATCCCTTTGATCGCACGCAAAGCCTCTAGGTTGTCGCCTAGGGGCTTTGTTATGCGCCCGCAACCTTTGTCGGAAACCTACCCCAGGAACGGACGCGGTAATCCATGGCCCTAGGTGACCGCATAATCAGCAGCGTAGATTCCTACGCCGCCATCCTTGACCAGCTGGAAGCCCGCACGCTGGCCAACACCACCGCCATGCTGCGCAGCGCCCTGGATCGCGTATTGGGTGACCTGAAGCGGCACTATGCCGCCTACCTCAATGCCGTAGGCCCCTCCGACCTTGACCCCGAGGGCAACCCCATCAGGCCCCCCGGCGCCTACAGCTCCGCCGAAGCATCCACCAAGTACCGGGCCATCCTGCGGGACGCTCAGCAGTTCCTGCCGCCAGAGGAAATCACCGCCTGGCAGCGCCAGTTCACCACCGATCTAGTCGAGGCCCTATCCGTTGGCGGTGAAGCTGCCGCCGCATTGCAGGGGATCGTTACCGGCGCCAGCGCCACCTTTGCCGGGGCCAATCCGCTGGCGATCCGTGCCGCTGCCCAGACCGCTACCGCCTTCATGGCGGGTGAATCCGCACGGTTCCGTGATCAGATCGCGCAGATCGTCGGCGAAGGGGTCGCCCGTGGCTGGGGACCTCGCCGGCTTGAACGGCAGATCGTTGGGGCGTTGGAGGGCACAACCGACCCCACCGGCAAGACCTCACGGATGGGGCTCCGCCAGCGTGCCGAAGTGATCGCTCGGTCAGAGCTGGCCAATGCCTACGTCAAGGGGGCCATTGATCACAACCTGGCCGAGGGCTTCAGCTTCATCCGCTGGGTTGCCGCCACTGACGAACGCACCTGCAGGTGGTGCCTCAGTCGCCATGGGCGCATCTACCCAGCCGATCAGGTGATCATCCCCGCCCACCCGCAATGCCGCTGTACGCCGGTCCCGCTGCCGGCTGATGAGGTGCTGGAGTCCGACCCGGTGATTCGTGACACCCTGCTCGATAACGCTTTCTGGCGGGAGGAACAGGCGGCAGGGGTCAGGGCCCTGGCCAAGGCGGAGGGGATCAGCGAGGAACGCGCCAGGGGGCTGCTGCAGCGTGCCCTGACCGCACCAACGGCCAGCGAGCGATACCTATTCCCTGATCGCACCCGCAGCCTGCAGCCATCGGCGCCGTTGGATGCTCCGGCAGGTGGGCGGACATTCAGCGAGGCGGTGGGGGAATTGGCGGCTAGGAGGGGTGGTTAAGATGTGATGGGTGGAGGGTTGGGGTTAGCGATAAACCACAAAGGAATCCAAGGGGAAACGTTCAATAAAATCTCGCACATCTGCCGCTGTCCTCAGCCCGCCGCTTTCCAGTAACTGGTTACCCCAGGCAAGGAACTCGTCCCTTGTGGCCAAGCATCCTGCCCTTGTAGTGTCATTAACCATTGAAACCAGGGCTCCCAATGTGTCACCCCTATCACAAAAAACAAAGG